GCTGGATTACAGAAAATGTAACAAGATGTTAACAGCGGTCTTTGTCAAAGACTCATCTTTCACTTACTCACGTTTATTTGGATTTTCCGCCCTCGCGTCCCTTGGAAGGACCAGGGTTTCGTCGACGTGAGCACTTCGAACGCGGGCTTTTCTGCTGTTGATTGCCCGATGTTTCCACCTTCTCGTTCGGTCGGCTCCGATTTGGGCGCTTGTTCGTTTGCGCCTTCTGGGGTTTCGGTTTGGATTGATTTTGTTTTGGCTGACATTCTTTCTCCTTAATCACTGGAGGCCCGTCCGGGACCTCCACAACATCCTCCTTAACGCATTCGATTTTAACTTTGCTCTTATTATCGATTACGCAAGGGATCAGGTCCACGGATTCTGCTTCCATGATGAGTTTCTGCTTATCACGCAGTTCTGAACTCGTTAAGCCCATCTGCGTGCATACGCTTTCTCGTATCATGTCCACATCATCCTGCGGCCAGGCATTTGATATTTTAAACATCTCCTCTCCAGTTGCATTCAATACGGGTTTTTCGCCAACCAATTCCAACATGCGCTTACAATAATCAGAGATAAGCGGTGTTTCACGATCCGTCATCATGTAACCTGTACACTTGTTCACAATTGCTTGCTCACGAGTGACCTGTTTATTAGATGACAGATGTATCTTTGATATTGTACGCATCACATCTTGATGTGATGATAAGCTAACACTCGGGTTCGGAAAAACTCGGCCTAGAAACTTTACAGGCTCGTTCTTTCCTACTACCATGATATCGGGTTCTCCGAAACCCAGTGTTACTGACACGTTGACAATTGCGTCGGCCAAACCTTCTACGAATGCGTCAGCACCGTCATCCCCGGACTTTGCGGTTGAGCGCGCGATTTTCTTGAGCGCCTCAGCCATGGTGTTACCCATTTCTCGCAAAGCACAATACTTAATAAAGCAGTTTCCTGCAGTATTAGTCGGGCCTGTGAAAGGGCTCCCGCTGCGCGTGCTCCATCCAGGGTCGGATGGAACTCCATTGTTCGATACTGCCTTGTTGACAAAATTGCTCTTACACAGTTTAAGCAGAGTTGGTCGATCCTGCTCATTGCACCATTTCATCATCATCGGTATAGTGAGGTGTTTTTGCATCCACTCACTCCAATGACCATCGAACTTCGGGTAGTCTGTCATTATGGCCCCGTTCTGACTCAATTCTTGAATAATCTCGGCGATACGTACAGGGGTTTTACCTGGACAGTACCAGTCGAAAGGCTTCAAGATCTCGTCAGTAAACGGATATACATAACGTTGAAGTTCTACTGCAAATGGTGGGCTGCACGACGTGATTAAACGTGGCGCATTAGGCCCTGGGTAAGGTTCTGTCTTCACGAACGTCTTGAGTACATTGTGTGGTTCTGGACTCATGATATGCGCGTCGCGAGAGTTTCGTGCACGTTGTAGCGGCTTGTTCTGTTTTTCGATAACCTCATCACGTTCAACGGGAATGCCTTTTCCTTGGCGTGATGGCGGAATTAGATAGTCAATGAATTCCGTTGCATACTGATTATAAACTTTGGGTGGTATTGAGACGTTACGCACTTCGTCTATCCTGTGTTTTATAGCAGCATGGTCTGAATTAACAGACTTATCGGGGAACAATGCCGGATCTGATACCAATGGGGGCGAAAGAATCTGACAGGGGTTAGTCTTATCCTCGATGATATTGGGGCCTTTCGGGATGAATGTAGTGTTTAACGTTGATGTAGGAATCACGTTAACCTTTGGCTTAAGATCCAAGCTCTTAAGCATTACATCATATAGTAACGCTGAATCAACTCGGACACTAGCCATGTTAGCATTCAACTCACGTAGGTAGGTCTCAATATCACCGATGATAGGGTCAGATTTCTTTGCTCTCAACCGCGACTGTATCGCTAGATAGGTTGCATACTTGAGCGTTACTCCTTGCTCAGTACCATCGAGAGAAAGACTGATGTTTTCGCTACCGCGCACAACATTAATACCATCGTACGAATACACCTTTCGGCGTAATGGTCCAGAAGAGTGGACAAGATGCGCCAAGTAATTTGGCACACGAACGAATGGTATCAATGTAATTATGCGTCGGCTTGCGATAGCGCCCTTAACATGCCGTTGTTCGACATGATAGAAATACGTCCAACCGTCCTTGGTCCCAGTGACTATTTCACAGTCATAATCCCACAACTTATGATGATAACAAGCTCCTCCGCTTACACTATAATGTATCTCATCTTTCTCGATGAAGAAGCGAATTTCTCCGCTTACGTGTGTAACCGTTTCCGGAACAACTGTATACATTATGATTGGTCTTCCATACGATAGATATTTATTCATATCTGCATGGAAGTCCACGTCAATCATCACAAGCACGTGGTCTTGTAGAACCTCATGGTTCACGTATCGCGCTTTCAAGTCTTTATCCCAATAGAACAACCTACACCCATCGTACTTATCCCGTTGATTTGATGTTGCCATAGAAACAAAATATGGCCGGAGACCAATTGATTTTATGGTCTCAGCGATTATGTCTTCGGCGCCGGTCCTTTCAGACGCAGCTTTCGGATGGGTATGGAACGGTGAGGCTTGAATCATGGGCAGTTTCGTCAATCTCAATGATGGTCTGAGGTCGACTAAATGCACCATGTTGGCAGCTAGCAACGCTGATGATTTATTACGAGTTATTGAGTGTTTCCACCCAACTCGCAGCATTGCTGTTGAGCATCCCATTGATATTACGTGTTTTATTCGACTTCCAGCCTTTGCGTTAGGCTTCCACATTTTAGCGGCTTTGCTAAACTTCATGGATGGTCTTGGCATCTCTGCCGTATCAGGAA